GGTTTCTATCCCATCCCTTTTTTTGTTTAACTATAAAAATATAAAAATATGCCTTGTGATATAGCAACTGGAAGAACAGAAGCGTGTAAGGAAAGTGTTGGTGGCCTAAGAAACATCTACATTGGAAACTACGTTGAAGGACTTTATGCTGATGCAACAACAGCAGCAAACTTAGACACTGATGAGCAAATTATAGGTTTAACAACTAGTTTAGTTGTTTACAAGTTTGAACTTAGAGGTGACAACAATACTTTTGAGGAAACTAACGAAAACTCAAGAGACAACGGAACTTCTTTTTGGACACAAACTGGAGCTATCGTATTAAAGAAACAAGATGCTGCTACTCAAAAAGCTCTTAAATTACTTTCTTACGGAAGACCACACATCCTAATAGAAGATTACAATGGAAACTTTAGAATAGCTGGACTTCAGAATGGAGTAGAGGTATCTGTTTCTACTGCTACTGGCGGTGCAATGGGAGACCTTAATGGTTATAACTTATCTTTCGAAGGAAAAGAAAAAGAACCTGCTTACTTTGTAGACTCTGCAATAGTAGGAGGAAGTGGAGATGCTATTGAGGTTAACTCAACAGTTATCAATCCGTAATAACTAATTACTTTAATATTAAGGGGGCTATGTTTAACATTAGCCCCTTTTTTATTAAATAAAATGAAAACCACTGTTTGTTGTTATAATACTATGACAATAGCAGATATAAATAGTCTACCTGTAATTAGGGTTTACATTACTGGAAGAAGTTTCACTTCTTTAGCGGCTAAGATAACAAATCAAGAAACCAAGAAGGTTCACACTATTGCAACAGGTAACATTGTTGTAGGTGCTGAGAACGCTTATTTGGACTTGACTATAACTGACTCTACTTTTCAGTCGGAGATAAACAGCAATAGCACTTTGTCTGTTAACATTTATAACGCATCAGATTCTTCACCTGTTTACAGGGATATAGTTACGTTTAGAACTTCATTAGCTTCTACTTCGGATTATGTTCAGGACAACTCTGATTATGAATACATATTTGTATAATAATAATACTATGGAAGACAATAAACATATTAGAGTAGTAAACTTGGCAGCTTACCAAACTCCAGTTGTAAAAGAAGAATACAACAGGGATTGGGTATGCTACGGAGAGGACAACGAATACTTTCAGAACCTTATAGATAACTATCTAGGTTCACCAACTAATTCTAGATGTATCAATGGAATCATTGATATGATTTATGGTAGAGGGTTAGAGGCTCTTAACAGAATGGAGAAGCCACAGGAGTATTTAGAGATGAAGAAGCTCTTTAATAAAAGACAGATAAAAAGAATAGTACACGACTACAAAATGTTAGGTCAAGCTGCTATACAGGTATCATACAATAAAAGAAAGACAAGAATACTCAAGGTATCTCACTTCCCTATGGAAACATTGAGAGCTGAGAAAGCAAACAAAAAAGGTGGTATAGATGCTTATTACTATCACCCTGACTGGGCTAATATAAAGCCTTCTGACAGCCCTAAGAGAATTCCTACATACGGACATGGCACAAAAGGTCAAACTAACGAGATATACGTTATAAAGCCTTATAGAAGCGGCTTTTATTATTATGCCCCTGTAGACTACAATGGATGTTTACAGTATTGTGATTTAGAGCAAGAGGTGTCTAACTATCATATCAATAACATAAAGAATGGTTTACAGCCATCTTTGTTGATTAACTTCAACAATGGTGTTCCTCCAGAGGAAACACAATCAATGATTGAACGTAAGATATACGACAAGTTTAGTGGTAGTTCTAATGCTGGTAAGTTCATCATAGCATTTAACGAGTCACAAGAGACTAAAGCTGACTTAGAGCCTATTCACTTGCCAGATGCACATGCACAGTATCAGTTTATGTCTGATGAGGCAAGAGAGAAGATAATGCTAGGTCATGGAATTGTATCACCTATATTACTAGGTATTAAAGATAATACAGGCTTTGGTAACAATGCAGAGGAGCTTAGAACAGCTTCTATACTAATGGACAATATAGTTATCAGACCATTCCAAGAAGAAATCATTTCTTGTTTAACTGAGATACTAGAGTTTAACGACATATTTCTAGATTTATACTTTGTAACTTTACAACCTATTGAGTTTACTGAATTAGATAATATATCTACTAAAGTAAAAAGAGAAGAAGAGACAGGAGAGAAACTAAGCCAGAATCTAAAACAGATAGATGGTAAAGAAGTCTATGAAACAATAGAAGAAGCGGAAGCTAAGGCTTTAGAGCAAGGTTGTGAAGGTTATCACGAACACAAAGAGGGTGAAAAAACTTGGTATATGCCTTGTAAGACACATAGCGAGTCCCTAAGAGACTTAGGAGAAGAAATGAACGACAACCCTATAAATGAAGAGATATGAGCTTAAAAGCGTTATTTATAAGTGTTACTGATTTAAAGAAGAAATCTATTATCGATGGAAACGTTGATAGTGACAAGATAGTACAATATATTGAGATTGCACAGGACATTCACATACAGAACTATCTAGGTGGTAGTTTATACAAGAAGTTACAAGAATTGATTATAGCTGGAACTATAACTGATGCTGCTAATTCTGACTACAAGACATTGTTAGATGATTATGTAAAGCCTATGCTTATTTGGTATACACAGGCTACTTACATACCTTACAGTATGTTTCAAGTAAACAATGGTGGTTTATTTAAGCACAGGAGTGAAAACTCTGACACAGCTTCTAAGGATGAGATGGATTACTTAGTACAAAGAACTAGGGATACTGCTGAGTTTTATACTAAGAGGTTCTTAGATTATATTTGTAACTACTCTAACTTATATCCTGAATATACTAGTGGTGCTAATGAAGACATGGAACCTGATAGAGATGTAAATTACACAGGAGGCTGGTTCGTATAATGAATAAAAAGGATGTAAACATATACAAGCCTAAAGAGGCTAATATCATTAAACTGAAAGAGTATTTACAGAAAGTAAGTAAAACAGAAAACAATAAAAATATTACAGATGGGATACGGAGAAATATATAACACAACTTGGTGGGGTGTCGCTTTAGATACTGCAAGAACTGCTGGTACTGAGCCAGACTTTTTTGGTAGTCAGATAAAACTGCTTACAAGTGAGCAAGATGAATTAGTTACTAATGGAGATTTTAGTGATGGCTCAAATAATTGGGTTCATAGTGATGGTGCAACTATTACAGATAATGGCGCTCGTATTGTTTCAGACGGAGCATATCAAAGAATTACACAAGATAATATTTTAACTGTTGGTAAACAATATAAACTACAATATGAAATAGTAGAAAACAATAGTGGTAATTTAAAGGCACAAACATCTTTTGGTATAAGTCCAATACCTTCTACTGTTGGTGTTCATACAGTTTATGGTGAAGCAGCACAAACCTATTTAACTATTGAAAGAAACGGAGTTTGTGATATAACAATAGACAACATATCAGTACAATTAGTAAGATGTGATTTAGAAGATATAGAAGCAAAAAAATGTTTAGCAGATTGGATTCATACAACTGCATTAAAAGACTTAAATAATTAAACAATGGCAAAACCAAAATTAGCATTAATACCAGCAGCACAAGGCACTAGGTTATACTCTGTATTACCGAGTGATGGAACTGGAGACTTTGATTTCACGAGAGGAAGCACTACTAACCCAGATGCCACACGAGTAAACGCACAAGGACTGATAGAGTCAGTACCTAACACTTCGTCACGATTAAACTATCCTTTGATTGATGGTAAGGTAGTAGGCTGTCCACATCATCTTTTAGAGCCTCAGAGGACTAATTTATTACCTTATAGTGAAGATTTTAGTCAATGGACTGCATCTGATTTAACTGTAACCGACAATAATGCAATAAGTCCAGATGGAACTTTAAACGCTTCTAAATTAACAGCTATTTCTGGTAATAATACTAAAAGAATACAAGAAGCTGGTTTTTCTACAACATCAACTGATAGATGTTTTTCAATTTTTGTCAAAACAGATGATATTAAAGCAATACAACTTTTGCATAGTGGAGATTTACAAGGTTTTGCAAGATTTGATTTAGTAGATTATACAGTTGGTAGTGTTGGAAGTAAAACAACTGCAACAATTGAAAATTATGGCAATGGTTGGTATAAGTGTACTGCTATTTTTGATTCTACTAATGCATTTGGCTCAAGTTTGTATGTGTATATTAGTGATAGTGCAATAGGTATTTATGGGGGAACATCTTCTGAAGTTGGAGATTTATTAATATATGGCGCACAATATGAAGAAAGTTCTTATCCAACAAGCTATATCAAATCCAATATCGGAAGTCCTACAACTCGTTTAGCAGATACTGCTTCTGGCTCTGGAAATGCAGCTACCTTTAACGATTCAGAAGGTGTTTTGATGGCAGAGATTAGTGCTTTGGATAATGATAGTACAAGTAGACAAATTTCTTTAAGTAGTGGCTCAAGTGCAACAAACAAAGTGTCTTTAAATTACACGTCAACATCTAATCAAGTTCAAGCATTTATAAGGTCTGGTGGTTCAATCGCATTTAATGTTAGTGAAATTGTATCTGATACAACTAACAATAATAAAATAGCATTAAAGTACAAACAAAATGATTTTGCCTTATGGGTAAATGGTATTGAACTTGCAACTAATACAATTGATGGAAATACACCAACTGGATTAAATGTTTTAGATTTTGATGATGCTGATGGTACAAGTAATTTCTACGGAAAAGCTAAACAAGTACAATACTTTGATTCAGCATTAACAGATACACAATTAGAAGAACTAACATCTTGGGACAGCTTCTCAGATATGGCTAACGGACAATTATACACAATAGAATAAAAATAATATGGCACAAGCATTAAAATTTGGTAAAGGAGTATGGGCTACGAAAACTGGCTCTTCTATGGCTTATTCGGATACTAACGATAGATACAAGCCTCTACCTTTCAACGTAGAAAGAGATTCAATAGCTACAAGAGTAAATAAAGAGGGTTTAATAGAAGTAGTAGGACACGATAAACTAAGAATAGACTATACAGATACTGATAAAGGAGTAGCGTTGTTAGAGCCGAGTTCTACTAACCTTATTCATCATTCAGAAGCGTTTGATAATACTTATTGGACTAAAAGTGGGGCAAGTGTAACAAGTGGTTTCACATCGCCAAGTGGAGATACAAGTGCTTTTAAATTGGTTGAAGATACGAGTAATGGACAACATTATATAGAAGTGAGTTCTTTATCAATTTTAAACACAACAAAACACACATTAAGTTTTTATGTTAAATATAATGGTGTTCAATTTATTAGAATTTTTTCAAGTGCTTTAAATTCATTTACTTATTTTGATGTTTTAAATGGCTCTATTGGTTCAACAACAGCAGAATCAAACAATATCGAACTTTTATCTAATGGATGGTATCGTTGCGAAATGACTGATGAATCAATATCTACATCTACAAATTTTAAAATTAGTTTAGCAGAGTCAGATGGTGTTGTTGTCTACATAGGAGATGGCACAAATGGTGTTGAAATATTCGGTGCAATGCTCGAAGCCAATTCATTTAGCACATCCTACATCCCCACCTCTGGCTCATCAGTCCAACGTGCTGCCGACGTAGCTAACGGAAGTGGTAATAGCGAGGTGTTCTCTGATAGTCAAGGAGTATTGTTTGCTGATATAAAAGGATTGGTTAATGGTAGTACCGATAGATGGATTGGGATAAACAACGGTTCAACATCTAATAGAATAATTATTGCGTTAACTGGTGTAAATAATAAATTAAGATTTTACTCACAAGGTTCTACTACGTTATCGTATAATGATATAAATATATTAGACCATACTATGGATAATAAAATTGCATTAGTTTATAGTGATTCACAAGATTCTGTAAAAATTTATGCAAATGGTTTTTTATCGTATAACCAAACAAGCATACCTAATTTTTCTGGATTTAAACAGTTAAATTTTGATAATGGTGGAGGTGCTGGTAGTTTTCACGGAAAGACAAAAGAAATTGGCTACTACGATGCAGTTTTAACGGATTCAGAACTGGAGTATCTCACAAGTTATAGGTCATTAAGCGAATTAGTAAAAGAATTAAATTTAAACACATTATAAAATGGCGAATACATTAAAATTTGGCAATAGTGAATGGTATGGCTCAGAAGGGAATATACTTGCGTACAATGATTTAGGTGGAAACTATAAGCCGTTGCCCTTCTCTTTCAGCAGAGGCAGTTCAGCGACACGAGTTAACCAACAAGGATTAATTGAAACAGTACAAGCTAACGATGCAAGGGTTGACTATAAAGATAATGCTAATGGTGCTTTGCTTCTTGAACCGAGTCGGACTAATAAACTTACAACATCGCAAGATTTTTCTTCTTTTCTTAAATCTGGAACTATAACGACAACTGCAAATTACGGAATAAGTCCAAATGGTAAACAAGATAGTACAAGAGTTGTTTTTTCTTCTTCTAGTAGTTCTTTTTATAAATTAAGTGTACATAGTGGCAACACAGAAACTAATAGTATATATATAAAAGGAACAAATGGAGAAACAATTAAATTTGGAAAAGGTGTGACTGTGAATTTGGGTGATACTTTTACTTTAAATGGCGAATGGCAAAGATTGGAATATGTTTCAACAACTGGAAATCAATTTATTATTAACACTTATGGAGGAACAACGGCAAGAGATATAGAAATCTTCGGTGCACAAATTGAGGAAGGAAGCTACGCTACATCTTACATACCAACACAAGGTACTGCCCAAACGAGGTTGAAAGATAGTTGTAGTCAAACTACTCCAGATGGTGTTATAGGACAAACAGAGGGGACAGTATTTGTTGAAATAGATTACACACCTCATTCAGTTAATTATGAATCTGTTGCATCTTTACAAGGGACATCAACTCAACAATATTTGGAGTGTTATTTTAATTCAGCTAATAAAATAAATGTCGGAATTTACAACGGTGGTGCTGTACAAGTGAGTTTTGCAAGTGCTTCACAAACTAAAGGGATTAAAAAAATAGCAATCGCATATAAATCTAATGACTTTGCTGTCTATCTTAACGGAACGCAAATACATACCGATAATAGTGGTAGCGTTCCACTTTTAAGTAGTTTAGGTTTGGGTATTAATTATTCTGGAAGTACTTTTCAATTGTCGCAACCAATAAAACAATTCCAACTTTACAACACAAGATTATCAAATGGCGAATTAGCAGCATTAACACAAGTGTAACAATTACACCTATAATAACAACGAGAGTAACAATATAATAACCAATAGTTATAACTAAAAGTAAATTTAATATGAAAGTAAGTAAATACGAATTCGATTCACAAGCACAGTTTAAAAGTAAATTTGATGCTTTACACACAGAAGACTCAGAAGGTAACTTAATACCAGACTTTAGATTCGCTGCTGTTGAGCTTGGACACATAGTCTTAGAGCAAGGAGAGTATGACGAAGAAGGAGAAGAAATTACTGCTCCAGTATTGTCAGAAAACTATCACGTTGATATGGCTTGGTGGGAAGATGGAATAACTACCATAGAAGAAGAAGCTATCTTAGACGAGGATGGAATGGTAATAACTCCAGCAGTTACATCAATAGACCACCCTTACGGATGGAAGTCTTATGCTATAAACTTTGATGAAGGACAAGGTATGCATTCATTTGCTGGTGTAGACTATCAATCACACAAAATGTAATGGTAAGAGCATTAAGATATTTAGCGGACAAATTAGAATCATTTCAATTTATGTGTATCGTAATATGGAATAGGTTCTTAGATAGAATTAAGTTATGAGTATGGAAGATTTGAAATTAGCAACATTTAATACCATCTCTTTGATGGTTAGCTTTACGCACGTAGAAAACAGTTTAAAGATTATACTATTATTAGCTTCTATAATTTATACAGTACAAAAGATTTATAGTACACACAAAAAGAATGACAAAGAACTTTAGTATAAAAGAGTTTCAATGTAAGTGTGGATGTACAATGCCACAAGAAGTAGAGTACAATATAGTTAAACTTTCTAATCAATTACAAGCGATTAGAGACTATGTAAAGACACCTATAACTATTAATAGTGCATACAGGTGTAAGTCTCACAATAAGGCTGTAAATGGCTCAGATAGGTCACAGCACCTACTTGGTAAGGCAGCAGACATCGTTATTAGAGGATATGACCCATCATTAGAGACATATCCTTTAGTAGAAGCATTAATAAACGAAGGAGATATACTTCAAGGTGGCTTAGGAAAATACGACACCTTTACACACTATGATATAAGAAAGACTAAAGCTCGTTGGTAATGAAAAAGATATTAGATTTTTTAAGTGGTAATGTAATCAAAGAAATAGGTGGTATAATAGACAACTTATTTACCAATGATGAAGAACGCTTAGAAGCTAAGAACAAGATAATTCAAGTATTAAAAGAGAAAGAACTTGAGTTACAAAAAATGCAAACCGATATAATTATTGCAGAAGCTAAAGGTAACTGGCTACAAAGAAGCTGGAGACCTATTCTTATGTTAGCTTTTGGATTTATAGTTATTTATGTAAAGTTTATAGCACCTTTGTTTGGCTTTACTATTCCACCTTTAGAGAATGAGTTTTGGAATTTACTACAACTAGGTATTGGTGGATATGTAGTTGGTAGAAGTGCTGAGAAGATATCCAAGAATATTACAATCAATAAAAACTAAGCTATTCGTTTAACATGATGGGGGTGGTATCTCAAAATACCACACACAGAATGTTTAACATAATGGGGTAATAAATGTTTGTTTTACCTATAAAACACACCTATCCTGTATTCATAAGTTCGACAAGTCGGCTTTGGGGAGCCTCCCTTGTCTGACCCAAAAGAGATGAAGCGAAGTTACACCTTTTTTTTTACAATGTCAAGTAAAGTTATTAACATTGTTTATAACTATATTTGCGTACAACAGTAATTATACTTATATTTGTGTAAAGTTTTTAGAATTAATGTCACTATTACATACCCCCACTTACGAGGTAGGATATAATGAAGAGGATGACAGGCAAGAACTAAAAAAGTTATTGTGGTCACAGTTTATGTGTAAGTGTGGGAGGTGTAGTGTGAAGACAGGAAAGAACTTTATGGAAAGGCTGCCTGTATTTATATTAGATGAGATAGCGTTAGAGGAAAGAATGAGGTTTGATATTGATTTAGGCTACGTTTGTAAACCAAAAGCTGATAAGTTGTTATTAGTTAGTAAGAATCCTCATAGAGCAGGTTTAGCTATAAAGATAAGAATACTCAACACTTCAAAGAGACTTAGAGTCGTAAGAGGTTTAATAGTAAGAGGAGTTACTAGGATTGCTTTGGCAAATGAGTATGTATATTTTGATACTGATGATTTAAAGTCTATGGCTTTATACTTAAGATAATGTTTTGTTTTTTGTTTTATTTAAGAAGAGGGTTGCAGAAATGTAGCTCTTTTCTTGTTTTATCCAAAAATGTTTTTTATGTTTGCATAGAACAATAAAACTAATAATATGGCATACAAGAAATTACCCTTTTGGGAAAGAAATGTAAATCCAATCACAGGTTGGAGAACAGAGAGAACAGATAGGTCAATAGGCAAGAAAAAGTTGTCTGAAGAAGTAAGAATATCAAAATCACTAAAAAGTTATGGAAGAAATAGTTAGTCACGAAATAGAATTAGATGGGGTAAAGTTAAATGTCCATGGATGTTATCTTGAAGGTGTTAAAAGAAGTTTCTTTCCATCTTATTATCCAAATGTGTTTGAGATAGAATATATTTTTATCTCTGGTAAAAAGATAGATGTAGATATTACTGACTTAATATACTATAGAACACAAGAAATAGAAGACCTAATAATAGAGCAATACTATAAATAATGAAGCTAGTAGAACAACAAGAGTATAGTGCTTGGTATAAATCAGTAGGCAACAAGATATACGATTGGCACGAACTAAAGCCAGACAACTTAGATATAAAGAACTTGCTTAAGGGTGTTGAAGTGATAGGAGTTTACAACAATAAACTACAGAACGAAAACAACATACTTAAAAGAGAACTTGATGAACTTAAACAAGAATTACTAATAACATTAAACAATTTAAATAAACTATTATGAACGATTTAATATCATTTAAGAATGCACAGATAGAAGCACTGCAAAGAGAAGTTGCTTCACTAAGAAAGTCAAATATACAACTAGAAACCTATGTGTTTGAGTTGACTGACGAGAATGTTGTAGAAGAATATAAATGTATAGTCAGAAAGGAGATATTGAAAAGATAAACAAAAATTAGGAAATATCAAATATATTTCGTACATTTGTTAAATATTAATTATAAAACAATAAACATTATGAATTTTCATGACAAAGTACTAAGAGTACAGTCCGAGTTAAAAGCTCCAAAGAATCAAAGAAACAATTTCGGTAAGTACAACTATCGTTCTTGTGAAGACATTTTAGAGGCTGTAAAGCCATTACTAAAAGCAAATGCACTAACACTTATGATTACTGATGAAATCAAAGAGGTAGCAGGTTTAGTGTATGTAGATGCAAGAGCAGTCTTGTTTGATACAGAAGGTAGAATAGAGGTTACTGCACAAGCAGGTATTGACCCTAATAGAAAAGGTATGGATATAGCACAGTCATTTGGTAGTAGCTCCTCATACGCTCGTAAGTACGCTTTAAATGGCTTATTCCTTATAGATGACACAAAGGATGCTGATGCTACAAACGACCATAAGGACATACGCAAATGGCTTAATAAGGACACACCAGAGTTTAAGAAAGCACAAGGTTTCGTAAGTGGTGGTGGAACTATAGCACAAATAGAAGAGAAGTACAAATTATCAAAGGAAGTTAAACTATTATTAAAAAAGTAATTATTATGGAAAACGACAAAGTATTCGCAGATGGATTTATTTTCAAGAGAAATGAAAACGCACCAGAGTTTGTTATTGGTGGGATTAGCGTAAAAGTAGATGAAGCTACAAAGTTCTTAGCTTCTAATGCTAATAACGGATGGGTTAACCTAGATGTTAAGCAGAGTAAGAGTGGTAAGTATTACATGGAGTTAAATACCTTTAGACCTAAAGCAAATGGTGGTAATGCTCCTGCTGTTGCTAAGAAGGACAACTTCAAGGTAGCTGCTGGTGATGGATTACCATTCTAATGAATTGGGGAGGGTAATGCCTCCCCTTTTTATTTAACAAAACAAACAAACAAAACAAACAAATTTATGAATACACAAGATAAAGAAGTAGAGAGAATGTTTATGCAAAAGGTCGATGAAGACTGTTTTGTAGACATATCTCAAGTTATAGAACACCCACCTGTTGCATTGTCATTTGGTAATTATTCATTGAATACTCCAAATGGAATCAGGAGGTATCCAATCCCTATTGGAACTTATGGCAACTTCAGTTTTGTGTCAGCCCCACCAAAAACCAAGAAGACCTTTTTTGTTTCCTTACTTACTTCTGTGTATCTCTCATCTACAGGAAAGAATAAATATGGTGGCAAATTAAGGGCTAAGAGAGACGATAAGTGTGTTATACACTTTGATACAGAGCAAGGAAAGTTTCATGCACAGAGAGTGTTTAGAAGGGTTGTAGAGATGAATGGCAATGAGAATGCAGGTTGCTATCACACCTATGGATTGCGTTCAATAGGGTACAAGACAAGGATTGATTTTATAGATTATAAGCTAAGGACTATATCAGAGGAAAACGAAATAGGTTTAGTTGTTATTGATGGAATTGCTGATTTGGTCAGTGATGTAAATTCAATAGAGGAATCAAATGAGTGCATACAAAGACTTATGACTTGGAGTGAAAAGTATAATTGTCATATCATACTATGTATTCACACAAACAATGGTTCAGAAAAGCCCACAGGACATCTTGGTAGTTTCGCCCAGAAAAAATGTGAGACAGGCATAATATTAGAAAAGAATGAACAGGATGATGGAATAGTAACAGTAAAATGTAAACAGAGTAGAGGATTTTCTTTTGAGCCATTTAGTTTTAAGGTAACAGAGTTTGGTTACCCTGAGATAATTAGTAATTTAGATGAGGACTTAGGAGAAGCCATACTACCTAAAAAAGAACCAAGCGAATGGCAACAAAAAATGAATATCGTATAGTAACACCTATGTATATTGAACTTGAGAGAAAGACAAAGAAGAACAGAAGAGTATCAATTAATATGAACTCCTATGGACATTCAAATCATTTCACGAACAATGAAGTGAAGATTAAGTTTAAGCAAGTGGTTGGAGAGCAGTTAAAGGGCATAACGATAGAAACACCTGTAAACATAACGTATCAAGTGTTTAAGCCAAGTAAGAGGAGGTTAGATAAGATGAATGTGATAGCAGTGACCTCAAAGTATTTATTAGATGCTATTACGGAGTTAGGTTGTTGGGAAGATGACAATGATGACTATGTAAAGATTGAGAAGTTACTGCCTACTGAATATGATAAAGGCAACGGAAGGGTTGAGATTTTAATAAAAACTATAGATGATTGAAGAACAATTAAATAAACTAGCAGCCAAGCATGAGACTTGGGTTGGTTTAGTGAAGGGGATGGGATGTAATCCAGCTTATGTGGATGATGTTGTTCAAGATGCTTACATAAGAGTCTATGAGTACCTAAGCAAAGGTGTTGACATTTCTTATGGTGAGGATGATGTAAATGACTTTTATATGTATATGACTTTAAGAAGCATATACTTAAATGGATTGAAGAAGAAGTCTGTTTATAATGAGATGCTAGATGTACAGGAAGAGAAACTTGAGTATGTATTGGGTAACATAAAGAATGAGTATTCTGATGTAGAGCAAGAGAGAGGATTTAACAAGTTAATAAGCAAAATATTTACAGAGGTAAATAGTTGGGATTTTTACTCTCGTAATGTCTTTATAGCTTATTTCACAACAGGTTTATCACTAGATAAGTTGTCTAATGAGACAGGTATAGGCAGAAGTAGTCTTTACAATTCTATAAGAAGATATAGAGATATTATAAGACAGAACTTTTCAGAGGATGCAGAGGATTATTATAACGGAGATTACGATAAAATTTAATTAATTATGGAGGAGTTTAAAGGAGACAAAAGAACTAAGGCTTACAAAGAATGGAAGGCTAAGTTCGAATTAGAGAACGATAGCAAGTCAAAAGGACTTGGTGATACTGTAGAAAAGATAACTAAGGCTACAGGCATCAAGAAGGTTGTTAAAGCTGTTTTCGGAGACGATTGCGGTTGTGATGAAAGAAAGGATAGATTGAATTCTATAATGAGTTACAAGGTCGTTAATTGCCTTGAGGAGGATGAATACGATTACATAACTGAGTTTGTTTCATTAACTAGAAACAGAGTCACTATGGCTGAACAAAGAAAACTATTAGACATCTACAACAGAGTGTTTAATCAAAGAAAGCAAATGAGCAACTGCCCTAGCTGTGTAAGAAGCATTGTTAGTGAGTTAAATAGATTAATTGTAAACTATAAATAAAATGAAAAAACTAATGTTATTATTGGCTTGGTTTGTTCTCACTAGTTGTGAACCTTCGCTTTGCCAAGACTGTTACACTATTTATCGTAGTGATGGAACTTCTGAGTGGATTTGTGTTGAATATAGATGTGATGAATATTATGAAAGACTTTAGACCAAGATTAAAAGGCAAGGTATTAAAAGCCTATGAAAACCTAACCAAAGTGGAGAACAGAGTTCTTGTTATAGGTGACCTGCACGAACCATTTTGTTTAAATGGTTATCTAAACTTCTGTAAAGAACAGTATGCTATTCATAATTGTAACAGAGTAGTGTTTATAGGAGATGTTATTGACAATCATTATAGCTCATATCACGAGTCATCTGCTGATGGATTAGGTGGTAAGTTTGAATTAGAACAAGCTGTAAAGAAGTTATCTAAATGGTACAAGGCATTCCCAGATGCCGATGTAACTTTAGGTAATCACGATAGGATTATTATCCGTAAGGCACAATCATCCAATATTCCTAGTAAGTGGATTAAGGAGTTTAAAGAGGTGCTAGAGACTCCTAATTGGAACTTTGTAACAGAAGTCTATATTGATGGAGTTAGGTATGTACATGGTGACAAGAGTGGCAAGGCTAGGATGGCAGCAAAGAGAGATATGGTTTCTACTGTCTCTGGACACTTTCACACAGATTTCTATTGTGAATGGATGTTTGGAAAGACAAGAGCTATATTCGGAATGTCCGTTGGATGCGGTATAGATAGCAAGTCTTACGCAATGGCGTATATGCAGGGCGGTAAGAAGGAGGCTATTGGTCTTGGTGTTGTAATAGGTGGTCATACTGCCTTTAATGTTAAGATGGAACTGTAATGAATTACAATAACGACTTCAAATACGACCTTAAGATTGGTCAGGTTAAAGAGGAGGAACTCGGTAAGATATTCAACTCTAAGACTATAGAAGTCAAGTATGACTTACAAGCTATGAAGACAGGCAATGTTTACATAGAGTATTACAGTAGAGGCAAAGCTAGTGGCATAAGCACTAGCGAAGCCGACTACTATTGCTTTTGTATTGGTGATACATTTCATTTGATACAGTCAGTTGTATTGAAGGAAAGATGTAGACAATACTTAGGCACAGATAGAGACAAGTTAGGTGGTGACAACAATACCTCCAAAGGTATTTTGTTGCCTATAAAAGAATTATTTTAATATGTGGACAATGACTATAACACACGATATAATAAGTGGAACTGAGGCAGCTTACTTACAGGATGACCCTCCATTTGGACAACAAGATTATGCTAAGGACAGAAAAGAGATGCCTGTATTCAGTGGGGTACTAAAGTACTTCCCAGATGCTGTTAGGGAGGTCTCTAAGACATCTTGGGCAGGAAACCAACAACATCACCCAGACAAGCCCTTACATTGGGATAGAAGCAAGTCAGGAGACGAATTAGATGCTTTAGCGAGACATTTGATGGAAGCTGGTACTACGGACTCAGATGGCATCAAACATAGTGCTAAGGTAGCTTGGAGAGCCTTAGCGAACCTACAGAAGGAATTAGAGCGTGAAGGCGAAGCACCTCTAAGTGAATATAACAAAAAATACTAGGATATGTTAAATATATTCCCTATATTTGCATAAGAAATAATTAACTATGGATATAAAAGCTATTGTAGATGCTGATAGTATGATTTATGCTTCAGCAGTCACTTCTGATAACATATCAGATGCCAAAAACAAGTTAGATGCTAAGATTAACGCATCTCTTAATGACTTACAGGACTTGGGATATGATATAATGAGTCTTGTAGTGTGTTCTGGTTCAAAAGGCAACTTCAGAAAGTTTATTACGAGTAGCTACAAGGCTAATCGTAAAGATACAGAGCTTCCACCTCTTTTAAATGAGTTACATGAGTATTGTAAGTCAGATTGGTATGCTAAGTGGGGTTATGGAATAGAAACTGATGACTTAGTTGCTAAAATATGGCATGAAAGCAATCAAAACAACGAATCACCTGTCATAGTGTCTATAGATAAGGATTATTTACAGTTTCCTGCAATGATATTCAATTATCAGAACAAAAAGTTAGTTAAGCTAACAGAATTAGAGGCTTTGAAGAACTTTTATACACAAATGATAGTTGGAGACAATGCAGACAACATAAAAGTCTGTAAAAACAAGGGAAAGGCTTATGCTAGTAAGTTATTTAAGGATTTGACTTCTAAATATCAAATTGTAAAGGCTGTTTACGCTGTTTACAGGGAACATTACAAGTCTAAGGCTAAATTAAAGTACATTGAGTCCTATAACTTGTTAAAGTTAAGGATAGATGTATAATGAAGACCAGAAAGACATTGTTTACTCATATTATCTTCTTACTTTGTATAGTATTAGTCAGGGTGAGTCTTTTGAAGAGCTTCAGTACATTATTTCTGAGTTTGAAGAAGAAGGTATGTATGAACAGTGTGATGGCATGATACAGGCTGTTGAGTTTGCTAAGTCAAACACTATGGAGAGAGTATTATTAGAATTAGATGAAGAAATAAATTAATATAAACAATAAATTATGTATGTGAACATTGAGGTAAAAGAATCAGAGCAAAAAGACCATTTTTATTTTAGTATTAATGGTTTGAAATTAGGAGAATGGGAGCGTTCAGACCTAAGACATTTAATAGAAACAATAGACAATAAAATATAACAAAATGACATTAGAACAATTAAAACAAGAAGTAGAGAGGAGGTATGGCTTTGAGATTTCTGGTCAAACCAGAAAGCGAAATGTTGTTTATGCTAGAAAGGTATTCTGTAAACTTGGTAGGCTTATGGAGTATACTTTTCAAGATATAGGTAATACTATAGGTGTGAATCATTGCTCGGCTTTATACCACAACAATACATTTTATTCCGTTGAAAGTTTAGATGTTAAGATGTATAATAAGATAAAGACTTATTGTACTATTAAAAAGAAAAAAAATACTAAAGATATAATTCTTATTTTAGAGGAAAAAGAAGAGTTCTACAAATCTAAAATAAAGAAGTTGAACAAGAAAATATCTGAATTAGAATCTGAGCCTTCTTCAGAATCACAATTCATTTCTAAAAGAATTGATGATTGGGACTTTGAGACTAAGTCTGAGTTCATAAATACTAGGCTAGTTCCATTTGAAAGACTTGTTAAGTCAAGAGTTATGAGAAAAAAACCTCTAGCTGTTGAAGGAGCAAAGATAGAGAGAAGAGTTGCTAATCCATTTTTAATGTAATTATTATGAGACAGAAGAAGTTAACACAACAACAAAGAATAGGTAGATTAGAGAAAGTTGTTTCTCAACTATTCATACTTACTAAGAAGATTGAAGGTGAGATTAAAGTTATACAAGATAAGACAGGTTATCATATAGATGAAGAAGAATAGCCTAATATCACAAGAAGCTATAAAGTGGTGCTTTAAAGAAGGCTATAAGATATATCCTATTACTAAGGATAATGTAGTCTACCAGATTGAGGTATGCAAGGCTCATCAAAAAGCCTTGCTTACTGAAACTCACACTAAGAAATCTATACATCAAGCAGTTGCAGATGTTTACTTAATGCTCTACAATAAACGAAAAGACAATTAAATTGTTATAATATTATGAGTAGACATAAGAAATCACAAGAGACTTCTAAAAATGATGGGAGGAAATACAACAAGAGATTAGCTCCCAAACCAATATCCACTAAAGACAAGATGATTAAACCTGCTAGGACTACTAAAGCCAAGAAGGACAGGGTAGCATCTTATGCTATATCAGCAATGAAAGATGTCTTTGGAAGCGAGAAAGAAGCATTTAAACATATGGCAGAACTTGGTAAGACTAACTTCAACAATATGAAGTTGCTTATGGAGTATGCTTATGGAAAGCCATCTGAAAGTATTAATGCAGACAGTAGTAGAAAGGCTAAGGCTGCACCAACTATTAACTTTGTTATGAATGCTGGTCAGACACCTCAGATAGAAGATACTATTGATATATCAGACGAAGAAGAATGAAGAACTCAATACAATTAAACGATAAGTATGTACCTATTTTTACTGATAAATCTAGGTACTTTGTCGTTACAGGGGGTCGTGGTTCTGGTAAGTCATTTGGCATAACAGTCTTCTTACTTAACCTAACTTATGAAGCAGGACACAAGGTATTGTTTACTCGTTTTACATTAACCTCAGCAGCAGCATCTATTATCCCAGAGTTTATTGAGAAGATTGAACTCATGGGGGTAGAGACTGATTTCAGAATCACAAAGGATGAAATCATAAATCTAACCACAGGGAGCTCTATTATGTTTAAAGGTATCAGAACATCATCAGGTAATCAAACCGCAGCCCTGAAGTCTCTTAGTGGTGTTACAACATTTGTATTGGATGAGGCAGAAGAGCTTACGGATGAAGATACATTCAGTAAGATTGATTTCTCTATCAGGTCAAATGTTAAGCAGAACAGAGTTGTTCTTATATTAAATCCAACTACCAAAGAGCATTGGATATATCAAAGGTTCTTTATGTATCCTAACGTAAAGGCAGGTACTAATGGCACCAAGGGTGATACAACTTATGTACACACTACCTTTGAGGACAACAGGTCTAATCTATCTAAGAGTTACTTAGAACAGCTCTACGACCTCAAGAGAAGAGATGTAGTTAAGTTTGAGCATCAGATACTAGGAGGGTGGTTAAACAAAGCAGAGGGTACTATAATCACTAATTGGAAGGTAGGACACTTTGTTCAGACTGACCTTATGTGCTATGGTCAGGATTTTGGATTCTCTACAGACATAACTAGTTTAGTAAAAGTTTCAGTTGACAAGGACAGTAGGAGTGTTTATGTGAAGCAAATCTATGGTAAGACAAACCTGTCTACATCAGACATTGCTTACAGGAATAAGACTGAGTGTGGCACAGATTTAATTATCTGTGACTCAGCAGAGCCAAGACTTATATCAGAGTTAAAGAACTTAGGTTTAAATATAAAGCCTACTATAAAAAAGAAGGGGTCAATCCTATCTGGGATTGCCCTGATGCAGGACTATCAAATAATAGTTGACAGAGAATCTGATGGTATTATCAGAGAGATAAACAACTATGTCTGGCACGAAAGAAACCAAAGACCTGTGGATAAATTCAATCACTACATTGATGCAATCCGTTACTCGCTTATGTATTTACTACAAGGAGTCAACTCAGGAAAGTATGTAATCAGATAGAGTGTTTAACATGATGGGGGGCGTTTAATATGATACCCCTAAGATGTTTAATATAATACCCCCACTATGTTTAATATAATGGGGGCATTGGTGTTTTAGTTAGTTAATAGTCAAAAACTCCGTTGTTCAAAGATACATCAGAAATTCATTTAAAAAAAGATAAAAAAGGGCAAAAAAGTCTTGCATATGTCAATAATACATTTAGTCGAATAAATATGTAGTTAGTCTAATAAGTTTGTGTAATCGAATTATGTTACTTATGTTTGTACTAACAATAACAATAAAACAAAAACAATATTATGGAAACAGAAACATTTAACGAAATTAAAGAAATCACAAGTAAGGTTCTTAAAAAATTTAATTGTTCAGAAGATTTATTAGACGATTTAATAAAAATAAATTTAGATACAATAAATAACAAGTAAAATATAAATCATGAAAGACAATAAACTAATAGCAGAATTTATGGGATACCACACCTACGAATCGAATGGTTACGATATGGTTAAATACTCTGATTGTAACGAAAGAACATTACAAGATACACATTACCACACCTCTTGGGATTGGCTTATGCCTGTAGTTGAAAAATGCTTAACCACAGATGAAAAAACAGATGGTCAGCATTACTTCATAAATGATGCACTACTTACTTGTAATATAGAAGTGATTTATGATAGAGTAGTGGAATTTATTAAGGATTGTGAAAAAAAAAGCCTAATCGATTCGTTAGATTCCTCAGAGATTATTAATAAGTAAAATATAAATTATGATAGCACAAGCACAAGAATTAATCGACTCAGGTAACTCAACAGAGAAAGCCGAAGGTCTTGGTATGATGAGAGTCATTGAAGCAGTTGATAAACTTATAGAGGTTGAGACTGCAAACGGAACTAGCGACACAACTATTGTCGACTTTATTTATGAACTAATAATTAATAACAGATAGAAATTATGTCAAAAGAATTTGAACAAGTATTAGAGTTTTACAAAAACAGTACACCAAGACAACACCAAATGTTTCTTGATTTAATATCCGACAAGATGACATTCTTTAATATTTACACAAAAGAGTGTTTTGATGTTGATGAAGAATATGTCATTAACTTTAACGGAATGTTTCACCAAATAAATATAAAATAATATGTATAACGTAACCATGCTTGATGCTATACGCATTTACAACAGTCGTAAGGACTTTATTCTGTTCAATACAGATAAAGAATACAATATAACAGATTTCCGTCTTACAAACGATATATTAACGTTTAGAAACCACTATCAACACTTTAGATTGATGGATGTAATAAAGAAAGAGATTAATAGAGGTATAAATATAAATTAATATGGAACAGATAAAACAAGCGGTATTAGAAGGTAAGACAGTTTATTGGATGAATGAGAACTATCATGTCATACATGATAAGCTACTCAATAAGTTCTTGGTTCATTCAAAGGGCAACAATGTTTATGTAGGTCTTAATAGTTATTACAAAGAATATGAATTTAAAATAATATAGATATGTATAGTAATTGTTGTGGCTCAAAGCCAAGTTATTTAAGTGATGAATTTTGTGGGCAATGCCTTGAGTGGGCAGAGTTTTATGAAGATGAAGATTAAAAAAATAATCTGTTTAATATAATGGGGGGGATATGTTTAACATAATCCCCCTTGTCTGTTTAATATGATACCCCTTGTCTGTTTAATATGATGGGGGCTGTTTAATATAATGGGGGTGCAGTCTGTTATCTAGAATGAGTCTAAATAGTCTTATTTGTAATGAATATAAATAATAAAATTTAACACTTTTTATTTGTATATTCTTTTTGACTTTCATAAGGCAATGATACAACAAAGAAATTGCAAGGAAAAAAAAAGTTTTGTTAGGTTTATTGAAAAAAATGTTGTATACACGTGCGCACGTACCTTTATTAATATAAGTATCTTATTTAGAATAAATATAAATAAACATATTTTACAAAATAATTTATATTTTTGCTTGTATGTTAATATAAAGTGTATCTTTGTAGTGTAGCAATAATGCAACAAAACAAAACAAAAAACAAAATGAGAACATTTAGAAAATTAGATTTACAAATTAAAGCGTTTATAATTGCAACATTAACACTTTCGACACTTATTGCAGTTATGATATTAACTAACGGTTTAAACACTATTTAAAATGATAAATTATAAAGCACCTAAAAACCTTTTAAGTAAAGGAACGACCAACGCAAAAACCGCTAAAAATAACTTTGATACCTATATTTTGTATTTAGCACCTCATAAGCAAAATAGTTTAAAAATTAATATCTGTCCTAAAGCCTCAAAAGGTTGTGCAGCTTCATGTTTGTTTAGTGCTGGACGTGGTAAATTTTCAAACGTTGTTAAGGCTAGGATAAACAAAACAGAGTATTTCCTACAGGACAAAAACGGCTTTATTAATCAATTAGCAAACGAGTTAATTAAGATAAACTCTAAAGCCTCAAAAAATGTTAATCAAACATTGATACGCTTAAACGGGACGAGCGATTTAGATTTTGTTTACTTGCTTAAAAAATATGCAAACTTTGATATTGATAACTATACTAATTTACATTTTTATGATTATACAAAGATTTTAGGCAAAGTAAAAAAGTACTCTAATAATAAAAATTATACTCTTACATTTTCTAGAGCGGAGGATAACGAAAAAGATATATTTAAAGCTATCCAATACGGTGCGAATGTGTCCGCCGTTTTTAGCGGGGACTTACCTAAAGAATATAAAAACATCCCTGTTGTTGATGGTGATAAAACAGATAATGAAATGCTAAAACATAAGGGTTATATTTTAGGACTAAAGGCAAAAGGGGACGCTAAAAAAGATACAAGCGGTTTTGTAATTAATAACAACTAATAAATAAATATCATGGTATTAACATTATCACAGAAATTAAATATAATTAGAAGTACTAAAAAAGATTTTATATCTTATAATATAGGACCAGATAACAAGCTTCAAAGCTTTGTATTAAATAATAATTTTAGACGATATTCTAACAAGTATCAAAACTTTATGTTATTAGATATATTTAAGAAACAAAATATATTAGAGTCTAAACAAAACTACACACTTAAACAAATATTAAAAACATTAAACATTAATTAACTATGGAAACTTTTATCATTGAATTGTACAAAGATTATCTCAACAATGGACTAAGCAAAAAAGATTTAATTGCCCTTATTGGCTTAGACACTTACAACAACATCAACCCATCAAACTATTTTTAACACTTAATACACTAATTTAAGTAATTAATGAGCCTATTTTTTAGGCTCTTTTTTTGTGCTATTATTTTATATGTATATTGATAATCAATATAAGTAGTATTAATAATTGTAGCGAAATTTTAAGCTATAAAACAAGCATTATCTCATTTATTATAACCTCAACTATCAGATTTAGTAAAACCTTCTTAAAACAGCCTTAAAATGCCTTACAAAGGCATGACAAATTTGCAGTGATTTTATTTGTTTTTGTCATTTTGACGTAAATTGAGCAGGTGGGTTGTGTAGTAGCCCATTCTAATGATTTCAAACTCTTTTTGATTGGAATTGATTTATGCATTCCAGAAATATATTTGGAAACAAGTCAATGTTTAGTATGCACCCCCCTATAGAATGTGTTAATTTAAAAATAGATTAGATACTCGTTAGTTTGAATACTACTTGGGTGCTGACGAAAATAACAAAGGATTAAGTAGTGCAATTTCTAAGGAGATTTAATTTAGCTGAACCAACTATATGACTATAGAAGTTTAGCAACTTGGGCAGATTTGCGACTGTTATACACTTATAACAACAAACCTCTATTTTCATTTTGGGTGTATAGATAAAAAGTATAGAAACTTATAACACTATAGGTTTTGTCTATGATAAAATGATATTCATCAAATATTGTTATAATACTATGAAAGAAATAGAATTAGAGATACCTGTGGATTTGTCTGAGATTACGCTTAGTCAATATCAGGATTACTTGAAGATTTATGAGAAGTGGGATAAGGAGGATGAGATTTATATTAAGAGTAAGATGCTTCAGATATTTTGTGGTTTAAAGCCAGAGGATACTTTGAAGATACCTCTAGCTTCTTTTGATAATACTATACAACACTTATTAGACTGTTTAAATGCAGATACTCCACTTATTCGTAAGTTCACTATGAGCGGTAAGGACAAGGAAGGTGAAGATGCTGAGTTAGAGTTTGGATTCATACCTAAGTTAGATGAAATTAGTTTTGGTGAGTTTATTGATTTGGAAAAATATATGAGTGATTGGCAGACTATGCATAAGGCAATGGCGATATTATTTAGACCTATTATACAAAAAAAGAAAGAGTTTTATAGGATAGATGATTATGGTGGTTCTGCTAGGTATTCTAGTGTTATGTTGGATATGCCTGTTAGTGTTGCAATAGGAGCATCGGTTTTTTTTTATCGTTTAGGGACAAAATTACCTCTCTTTACGATGGACTATTTACAGGAGGTTCTGAAGAAAGAGGAAGTGACACCTCAGCTCAAGCAAGTTTTGGAAAAAAATGGGGATGGTATCAATCAATACACACACTTACTAAAGGAGATGTCAGAAGAGTCGAAGAAATTACAAAAGCCAGTGTTCACAGTTGCTTTATGATGCTGGAATACGAAAAGGATAAGAATAGATTAGAAAACTTGTTAATTAAAAAAGCATATAAAAAGTAATGAATAATTTTTACAACTTAATAGACACGATTAAACAACTACTTAGTAGTTCTGAATTTAATAACAAGGTTACCTTTGGTGACATAACTGAGATTGACTTAGGCAAGTTAACAAACTTTCCTTTGGTTCATATGATAATAGACCAAGCTGTTATTAATGAAAGAACAATAGATTACACACTAAGGATAGTTGCTGCCGATATTGTAGACTTGTTAAAGGAAGACATTGCTGATAATGATTATTATGGAAATAATAATATGCAAGATATCTTAAACACACAAATGGGTGTATTAACTAGATTAATTAACCAACTAAGAAGATTAGACTTAGTAGACAACAACTACTTGAGAGTTGAGAGCGGTGTAACCGCTACTCCTTTCCTAGATAGATTTGAGAATGAATTAGCTGGTTGGGAAGCAACAATGGTTATAACTGGTAAAAATGATATTAGTATTTGCTAAATGAAAGTTAACCTAAGAAAATCTTTGCAGAAGATAGGCCGAATGTATAAGGCCGAACTAAGAAGTAAGATAGCTGGTGATAATAATGTTGCTTCTGGAAAGATGTCTAATAACATTAAGTTTGCAACTACTAAAAATAGTTTGACTTTTGAATTTGAGAGGTACTTAGGAGCTATAAGCGATGGAAAAAAAGCCACAGGACAAGCTCCTTCTAGTGAAATGGTATCTAAGATTGCTAAGTGGATGCAATACAAGAACCTTAGCATAAGAGGATACAGGGGTAGGTTTCAGTCTAAGACAGACAGCAATTACAGAAGAGCTGCTTTTGCTATAGCTAGGAGTATAAATAGAACGTCTTGGAAGGGTAGTGATGTTATAATGAGGGCTTATAAAGATATTGAAGAAAACATAGATGATGAGATTCTAGATACATTTAAAACATCAATAGAACAAACCATAGACAAATACAAACTTACAATTAAATAAAAAACAATGGCATTTACAAGGCTTATAATAACATTTACAGGAGAAGCAGCAGTTAACGACACAATGACAATAACTACAAATAAAAGTGATTCATATGCAGCTAATGTGCAAAAAGTGAGAGTTTTTGCTAACCAGATATCAGAACCTGTAGCTACAGGAACTACTGGAGAAGGAACAGCTATAGCTTACAGCTCTGCTTTAATATCTGACAATGTATCTTTTGGTCAGCAACTAGGTGGTCAACTAGACATATCTCAATCATCTAATGTTATTACACTAACATTTTACGATTCATCAGTGAACTCTGCAACCTTTGGAACAACAGGAAGTGTAACTAGCACATCTTCTACGGATACTAATGGCGTTATTGTAACATATCCTAAGATAAATGCAAGAAGCCCTCATTGGTATAGAGTTCAGGAATACTCTCCACTAGGAACTCTTACGTCTGCCTTAATAAAGCTAAAGATATATGAAGGAAATCAATCAAGTTGGGGTTCTGCTGAGAACTGGACTTATCAGCTATCTAGTATTGCTTCTAATTCCGAAGTATTATTTAATATATCTGAGCTAATAAAAGATTATGTCCCTACAAGTTTTGATGGTTCTTATTACAGCAAAAACCCATTTGTAGATATTCAAGTTGTTAGTTATTACGATGGTATACCAGTTTCAACGGAATATCAATTTACTAGAGCTTTCTATGGTTATGGGTACTTCGAAGAAGGAATTAATCCAGAACTAAACAACTCTTACCTACAATCAAACAACAAGATACTAAAGTTAGCTGACTCTCCAGTTATAATACCTGTAGACAGGTCTATAACTCAAAGTGTAACATACCTTAATCAAGGGGAACAGGTTTACACTAAATTACTATTTCCCATTGCAAACAGTGGGCTACAGATAGAATATTTAACCAATGGAGTAAATGGAGCAGATAGTTTCGAAAATAGAGTTATACAGGCTGGTGGTATATTTGAAAATAGTATTTGCTTGTCTGAATTTGAAGGTGAGTTTGAACTTCTACCAGTAGATACTATTCATGTAGCAGGAACAGATGGTCTTTCTATAGTAACTGTAGAGACTGTTGACGAGTGTAAATACGAGCCTTACAAACTTACTTTTATTAATAAGTTTGGTGCTTTACAGGATATGTGGTTCTTTAAAGCTAGTTCACTATCTATAGATACAAGCAAAGAAGACTTCAGAAGAAACACTATGTCTGGACTTAGTTACAGTGTTAGTGACCACCAATATAAGAACTTATTTAAAGGTGGTAGAGAGAAGTTAACTATTAATAGTGGGTTTTACCCAGAATCATACAACGATGTGTTTAGACAACTTCTATTAAGTGAAGATTGTTGGATTGAGTACAAAAATCAAACTCTTCCTGTAAACATAAGCGATAGTAGCAAGAAGTTTAAAACCAACTTGATGGACAAGTTAATAAGCTACCAATTAGAATTAGATTTTGCTTACGATAAAATTAACACTATAAACTAATGCGTAGAAACGTAGAACTATACATACAGAATCAAAAAGCTGATTTATTTGACTTTGAGGATATAAATATAACTAACTCTATAAAGGACATAAAAGATATAGGGAAGGTTTTTACTGATTACTCTCAAGAGTTTACTATACCAGCTTCAAAGGCTAATAACAGAATACTAAGACATTATTATAACTTTGACTTACTAGACTCTTTTGATGCTAGGATAAAAGTAGATGCTATTATAAAAATAAGTGGCTCTGACTACAGGGAAGGTAAATTAACACTTATGGGGTCTACTTTAAAGAAAGGTATGCCTTATAGTTACAGGGTTGTTTTTTACGGAAAGACAGTTAGTTTAAAAGACTTAATAGGGGATGATGAGTTAGATGACTTATCTGGAACTTTACTAGATAATTTTAATTTTAATTACTCAGATACATTTGTAAAAGAATCACTGGTAGATGGAAAGGAATATGACCAAAGTACTGCTTCTTTAATAACTCCTACTTTAGCTGGTGATTTTGACTTATGCTTTCCTTTTATAAGCTCTGAGTCTTTTTACTTTTATGATAGTGGGAATGGAACTAGTCCAAAGGACAGAGTTGATAGCAGAAACATATGGGATGATTCAGGAAATACAGGAACTAAAAAAGGTATTTACTATAAAGACTTAAAACCAGCAATAAGATTATACTGGATTATAAAAGCTATAGAACAAAAGTATAGCATACAGTTTAGTAATGACTTCTTTACAAGTACAAACGCTACTTTTTATGATTTGTTTATGTTACTGCATAGAGAAAGTGGTAGCATAGGAAATCAACTTGATATTACTAGTGAGTCCTTTAAACTAGGTCAATTAACATTAGATTCAGGCGATGAAGTTAGAGCTTTATCTTTGCCTTTTTATACATTTCAAAATGCTCTTCAACTTACAAATGACCAAGTATCAGTGGATAGTACTGTTGGTGTAGACGCAAGGCAATCTGCATTTAGATTATCATTCAGAGTAAGTCCCAACTCTGGAGCTACTGGTAATTACAATTTAAAAGTTACAGATGAATTTAATGGAGCTGGATGGTCTCCTCTGTTAACTATTATGCTAACAAACTATTTAGATGACCCAACTATATTTTTTGAAGAAAATATAGACGGAAGTACTCATACAGATTTTGAGGTGTTTTTTATTGTAAACCAAAGATATTACTCAGCGAGAAGGATAATTGAACCTAAAATTGAGGTAAGCACACTTGCAGGTATATCCAGTTATTCTGTTACAAATATCCAGTTAGATTACTATGAGCGTGGTGGAGGCGGTGCATTTGACACTTCGAATCCTCAAGTTTTAATTCAATCAGGAAATTATAGCCTAGATAGTGGGAATCAACAAGATTTAGGTGGTGGTGTTGTATTAAGCAGCCAAATGCCTAAGATTAAAACTATGGACTTCTTGAGTTCATTATTTAAGACATTTAACTTAACAGCTTATTTTGTTCCTGATAATGCTCAAGATGAGTTTGCAGGTCAAATAAGAGTTAGGACTGTCGATAGCTTCTTCCAGAATGGAGATGAAATAGATATAACGACTTACGTTGACACAGAGAAACTTCAAGTAGATAGGAACAACTTGTTTTCTGAGATAAACTTCGAGTTTGAGAAGGCATCTACATTTTCTGTAATTAATGCAAATCAATTTGACAATAAAGAGTTTGGAAACGCAGTTTTTAATAGTACAGGTGATTCTCTTCTAGCGTTTGATGGAGGTAAGTACGATATAAAACCTAAGTTTGAAAAGGTTATGTACGAAAGAATGTCAGACCAAGTAGATGAATTAGTCGGCACTGATGCACAATGGGGTTGGCTAGTGAATGAAAGTCAGAATCCTGTATTAACTAAACCACTTATATTTTACCCTATAAGAGAAAATATATCGTTTACAGATGGCTCTGGAGACTCTATAACTTCATTTCTTTTTGATTCAAGTACATATGACGAGAACGGAGATATAGAACTCCCTGCAATTCACAGTCCTATTAACAACTACATAAGACCTTCTAATTCACTAATAAATAAAGGTCAGTCTATAAATTTTGACAGTGAAAATGATGAATGGTATGTTCTTGAAGGAGATGGAATGAATAACAAAAGTTTATATTCTACTTTTTACAGTAAATACATAAGTTCGATATACGATGTTCAAGGTCGTACATTAAAGATGAAGGCTAACCTTCCTGTAAGCGTTGTATTAGACATAGAGCCTAATGACACTTTAGTTATTAAAAATAGAAAGTTTAAGATAAATAAAATAAAGTTAAATGTAAATACTGGTGCTGCTGATTTAGAATTAATAAACGACACTGTCTATTCTGCTGCTTCACCAGAAGCTCCAGTTATACAATTACTTTTAGTTACAAATACTAAGTTTTGGATACTAATATCTGATGAAAATGCAGGGAATCAATCTATTTCTTATGAAATATACCTTGACAATTCACTTTATGCAACAGTAAATAATAATGCACCTGCGGTATCTGGATTGACATCTGGTAATACTTACTCTGTTAAAGTAAAATCAGCATACCCAAATGGAATAGAATCTGATTTCAGTAATACACTAACAGTAACAACACTTTAATATGACACCACTTAAACTAATAATAGATTTACTAGCATCAAACGACTGGTATGTTGATGATGAAGACATAAAAATAGCGAAAGGTAAATATATGCTACCTCTAAGCTGGAAACAACTTAAAGAAACAATAAAACGAAGATAATGGCAGACTCAGAAAAAACAATTAGACTTAAGTTAGAGGTACAAGAAGCTCAAGCTAATGTTAATATAAAAAAATTAAATCAAAGTCTAAAAAGACTTGATGGTAGAACAAAAGAATATAAGTTAGCTGTAAAACAACTAGCTATAGAAGAGTCTAAGCTATCGCAAGTAAGAAGCAATATGTCTGCTTCTAGTGACAAGCTAACAACCTCAATGAAAAGTGCAGCCTCCTCTACTGGCGGTGCTACTGCTGCTGCGATGGAACTTGGTAGAGTTGTTTCTGATGCACCTTATGGTATAAGGGGTATGGCGAACAACGTATCTCAATTAGCGTCTCAGTTGTTTTTTATGGCTAATCAGCAAAAAACCGCTACTGTAGCAGTAAAATCCGATACTGTTGCAAAAGGGGTTAATTCACAAGCTACTGCGGCAGCAACCGCTACTACTGTTGGATTTACAGGTGCTTTAAAGATGATGTGGTCAGCTCTAAGAGGCCCTATGGGTGTATTACTTGCTATTCAAGTTGTTATTTCTGCTCTTGATTATTTTGCTGGAAGTACTAAAAAAACTGAAGATTCTACTAAAAGTTTTACTGAAGAACTACAGAAACAGGTAGATACGTTGAAGATTTATGATACCATACTAAAAGAGTCTAATCTATCTATAGAAGAAAGAAATGGGGCTTTAGCTGCCGCAGCAATGATAGACAAAGAGCTGTCTAAGATATTGACTGACAATGTAGGTAATATTGAAAAGCAAACAGAGGGTTTATCTGAATTCATATCCATGAAGGAGGAAGAGCTTGAGTTGAAAGTAAAAATAAACGAACTAGAACAAGTATCAAAAGAATTAGAAAAAATAAAAGGACAACAAGAGCTTCAGAACTTAGAGGATGTTAAAACAAAGATACAGGAAGTTAAAGATGCACGGACTAAGGCTAATGCAGAAGACGTTATTTTTGACACAAATAAAAACTTACTTTATAGTAATCAAATTGGCAGTTTAACTAAGATTCTAAGGTTGTTTGAGAAACAAAAAACACTTCTATTAGATGTAAATGACCTATTCAAACCAGATGAAGATGGAAAAGATTCTATTTTAAGGGGAACTATTGCTTGGTATAATGCTCAAATAAAAGGATTAAAAGAAATTCAAAACGAAGCTTCACTAACAAATGCAGCGTATCAACCATTACAAGAGCAAATAGAAAAATATTTAAATAAAATAGATGAAATAAGATATCCGAAAAGAGAAGATGTTGAACAAGTAGATTCTTTAGAAACTGGGGGTATTGAGAATGTATTAGAATCTCCAGGAGTTTTATTTGAGACTGCTAGAGGCGAAGCCATTGTAAATGCAAGAGAAGCAATGGCAAATAAAATGGAGAAAATAAGAACCACTGAAGCTGTAGCGGAACTTATTACAGAAGAATTTAAAAGGAAAACCGCAGAAGCAACGATGAAACACGCAGAAGGAATATTTAGAAACCTTCAAGGTCTGGCTGGTAAAAGCAAAGCACTTAGGGCGGCTTTTATAATAGCAGAAAAAGCAGCTTCTATTGGTCTAATGTATCAAAGTTATAATGAAGCAAAAATGGCTAACCTTGCACACTCAGCTCTTTTAGGTCCTGTTGCTGGACAAGCTTATCTAAAAGGTGCAAACGCCTTAGCAACAGTAAATCTCGTTGGGGGCATAGCTAGTACAGTTGCTCAAACATCTAAAGCCCTTAGTGCATTAAATGCAGGGGGTTCTGGAGGAGGAGGAGTAGCTGTTGGTGGTGGTGGTGAATCAAGAGAGTTTGATTTCAATCTAGTAGGTTCTACAGGGGTAAATCAATTAGCTGAAGGTATCGGTGGTCAATTCGGTCAGCCAATACAAGCATACGTTGTAAGCTCACAAATGACATCTCAACAACAACTAGATGGTATCATACAATCGAATGCAACTATAGGAGATTAGAAACAAAAACAAACTAAATTGTTATAATATTATGGAAAACTTAGATATATTCGAATTATTTATAGACGAAGAAAACGAATGGGGTGGCATAGAAGCTATCTCAATCGTTGAGAATCCAGCTATAGAAGAGGATTTTATTGCTCTTAAATCACAAGAAGTTAAACTTGCTGAGGTAGATAACGAAAAGCGTATTCTTATGGGTGCTGCTTTGATACCTAACAAAAAGATTTACAGAAGAAATGGTGAGCAAGAGTATTACATACACTTCTCAGAAGATACTGTAAGAAAAGCCTCACAGCTTTTCCTATCAAGGGGTAAACAAAACAACTCAACATTAGAACACGAAGTAGAACTAGGTGGTTTATCTGTTGTAGAGTCTTGGATAATAGAAGATGCAGTACATGACAAGTCAAGAAAGTACAATCTTAATATGCCTGTAGGAACTTGGATGGTATCTGTCAAAGTAAATAATGACGAGGTATGGCAAGAGTTTGTTAAGACAGAGAAAGTAAAAGGCTTTAGTATAGAGGGCTTCTTTAGTGATAAGAAACAAGATGCACCTAATGAAAGTATAGAAGAAGAATTATCAGCAGAAGACTTAGCTAAGATATACGAGATACACGAGATTTTAAGTGCTTCTAACAACGTTGAACTTAAAACCTATAGTGACTATCCACAAGGAGCTAGAAACAATGCTAAAAGAGCTTTAAAATGGAAGAAAGAGAATGGTAGTTCTTGTGGAACTTCTGTTGGTTGGACTAGAGCTAATCAATTAGCTTCTGGAGAGGCTTTGTCTCGCTCTACGATTGCAAGAATGGCATCATTCAAAAGACATCAGCAACATAAAGATGTGCCTTACTCTGAAGGGTGTGGTGGTCTTATGTGGGATGCTTGGGGTGGTTCTGCTGGTGTTAACTGGGCTATTAGCAAACTAAAGAAAATAGACTCTGAAAAGATGGCTGAAGTAGACTCTGAGGGTAGAGTTAAGAAGAGTCCTAAAGCACCTAAGTCAGATACACCTAATAAGAATCCAAAAGGAGAGGGAACTGCTAAGGGAGATGCTTCTGGTAAAACTGGTGCTAAGGTGTCTAAGAAAGATAGAGAGACTTTACAGAATAAATCAACTGAGTTTAACGAGAAGTATAAAGAGAAGTTAGGATATGGAGTAACTGTAGGTATGTTAGCCTCTGTATTTCAAAGAGGACTAGGTGCGTTTAACACTAGCCATTCACCTAATGTTAAGTCTGCATCTCAATGGGCTTTTGCAAGAGTAAATGCGTTCTTGTATCTAGTTAAGAATGGTAAACCAGAGAATACTAAGTACACTACGGATTACGACTTATTACCCAATAAACACCCTAAATCAAGTAAGAAATGAAAGCTGTATATTGTAAATGCAAGAACACTTATTGTATAGACTGCTGTAAAGATTGTAAAGCTCCAGATTACTGGAAGCAAGGGATTGGGGTAATAACAAGTTCAGCAACACCTCCTAGCGGAAACTACGGTTACAAGGTACAGAGATGTGGTCATAATATGCAAAAGCACTTTCATGGAAATCAGGAACTAGTAATAGGTAATGTGTATTATTTTGATTTAGTGCATGAAGGACATAGTAATTGTTATACTGTATTGAGTCAAGATAATCAGACAAGTGGATTTTTATGGAATAGCGTGACAGATTACAATGATTGTACATCTTGTCAGGATGCAAACCCTTAAAAATGAAATAAACCTTAATTTAATTGTTATACTAATATAAAAATGTTTAATTTATGAAAGCAACAGAAATTTTAGGGAAGCTAAAAGATGTTTTACTTTCTACTGAAGAAGTGGTAACTGAAACTCCTATAGAGGAGATAAAAGAAGAGTTATCTGCTGAAGAAGTAGTAGAGAACGTTGAATTAGAATCTCAAGAAGAAGTGGTTGAAGAAGTAGTAGAAGACACTACTGAATTAGCTGAAGAAGACGAAGAAGTTGTGGAAGAAGTAATAGAGGATAAAGCCCCTGTTATGGAATACGCATCTAAACAAGACTTAGAAGACCTCAAAAAAGAATTTATGGGTGTAATCGAAGGTCTTATGAAAAAAGAAGAAGAGTACAATAAAGAAGTACCTGCTGAATTGAGTGCTGAAGAGCCTGTAGAGGAAATATCTCATTCACCTGAAGCTGGTATTGAAAGTAAGTCTAAGTTTGTTATCGGTGGTAACAGAGCTATGACAACTAAAGACAGAGTATTCGCAAAAATGTTTAATAAATAATTATTTAATAAAAATGGCAACAACAACATCTATTACTACAACTTATGCTGGTGAGAAATTACAAGGTTTTATCTCTGCTGCATTACTATCTGCTAACACTATCGAAAATGGTGGTGTAACAGTTAAACCAAACGTAAAATTCAAAGCTGTAATCAAATCATTGGCTACAGGAACATTAATTGCTGATGACACTTGTGATTTCACAGACAGTTCTTCAGTAACTCTTGCTGAAAGAATCTTAACACCTAAGACTCTTCAGGTAAATCTACAACTATGTAAAGAGGATTTCCGTTCTGACTGGGATGCAATCTCTATGGGGTATTCAGCTTTTGATAGCTTACCTCCATCTTTCGCTGATTACTTAGTAGCTCATGTTGCTTCTAAAGTAGCTGAAGAAATGGAAACTACTATCTGGAGTGGAGGACAGTTTGATGGGTTCACTACTTTATTTGCTGCTGATGGCGATGTTATCGATGTAGCTGGAACAGCAATCGATGCTACTAACGTAATTGCTGAAATGGGAAAAGTAGTTGATGCTGTACCTTCTGCAATCTACGGAAAAGAAGACCTTAAACTATATGTTTCTAAAAATGTAATGAAGGCTTATGTTCGTGCATTAGGAGGATTTGCATCTAATGGATTAGGAGCTGCTGGTTCTGACAACAAAGGAACACAATGGTATGACAACGGAGCTTTATCTTTCGATGGTGTATCTGTATTTATGGCTAATGGTCTTGCTGATAACAAAATGGTAGCTGCTCAGTCTTCCAACTTATATTTTGGTACGGGCGTTTTATCTGATTTAAATCAAGTAAAAGTATTAGACATGGCTGACCTTGATGGTTCTCAAAATGTTCGTGTAATTGCACGTTTCACAGGAGGAATCCAGTACGGATTTGGTTCTGAGATTGTATACTATACAGCTTAATAACTGTTCAATTTAATATAAAGGGGGTGGGTTTCTATCCCATCCCTTTTTTTGTTTAACTATAAAAATATAAAAATATGCCTTGTGATATAGCAACTGGAAGAAC